GGCAGCAAGGGTGGTAAGCCCGGTCAGTGGTCTGCACGTAAAGCCCAGATGTTAGCAAAAGCATACAAGGCTGCTGGTGGTGGCTATAAATCTTAGTGTAGTCATGTTCTGTGTTATTTCTGCAAATGCAGTAGAAGTAAGTGTAGCGGTACATGATGCACATAAATGGATGTCTAGCTGTCATGTAGCTGTAACAGAACACG